TAGACCAAAATCCGCCTCACAACATGCTTTATCAAATTATATAGCGTGTGCCCCAAGAATGTATAAAGGAAACTATGAACCTTTAGCCGGAAGAATGATTCCATTTGCTGACTTAATTCAAATTACTCACTTAAAGTTACAGCAAGTTGTAGCTAAAGTAGTTCCTGATGGTGTATTTATAGACGCTGATGGTATAAACGAGGTTGATATGGGCGAAGGGGGAACATATACTCCCGAAGACGCATTAAGACTGTATTTTCAAACAGGTAGTGTTGTAGGACGTAGTTATACATCTGATGGCGAATTTAATAATGCAAGAGTTCCAATAACACAACTTACATCTAATTCGGGCGCAAGTAAGTTACAGATGCTTATTGCTAACTATAATCACTACTTAGGTATGATTAGAGATGTTACAGGATTAAATGAGGCAAGAGATGGCTCTACTCCTGACCCAAACGCATTAGTTGGAGTACAAAAATTAGCAGCAGCAAACTCAAACACAGCAACACGACACATTTTAGATGCAAGTTTATCTATATTTAGGTCACTGTCCGAAGCTTTAACATATAGAGTTGCAGATATACTTGAATACTCTGATTTTAAAGATGATTTTGCTAATAAGATTGGAAAATACAATGTATCTATCTTAAACGATATTAAAGATTTGTACGCATCTGATTTCGGTATATTTATCGAGGTAAGTCCAGACGAAGAAGAAAGAGCTCAATTAGAAGCTAATATCCAAATTGCACTTGCCCAAAAGAATATTGATATTGAAGATGCTATTGATATAAGAGAAATCAAAAACCTCAAACTTGCAAATCAGCTCTTAAAAATGAAGCGTCTTAAAAAGCAAGATCAAGCTGAAAAGATGGAAATGCAAAAACAAGCAATGATTTCTCAACAGCAATTAAAGTCTCAAGAAATGGCATCTCAAACAGCTATGCAAAAAATACAACTTGAAACACAGGCTAAAATCCAAATCCTTGAAGCAGAATCTAACTTTGATATAAGAACCCTAACAGCAGAATCGGAACTCAAAAAAGGATTAATGGCAGAAGAGTTTAGTTACAATATGCAATTAGCTGGCATAGAAGCTAATTCAATTTCATCAATAAATAAACAGAAAGAAGACGCTAAAGACAAGAGATTGAACATCCAAAGTTCAAATCAATCAGAACTTATTAACCAAAGAGAATTAAAGTTACCACCAAAGAGATTTGAGTCTAATTATGATAATAAACAAGATATATCTTTTAATGACATAGGGCCACTTTAAAATCTACTTAACATAATATTAAAAATAAAGTATAATTTTGTAACCAATTAAATAAAATATAATGTCAGAATTTAAAGTAAGAAGCGTGGAAGAACCATCAGAGAAAAGTCAAGCGCAAATTGAAGAAGAATTATTAGTAAAACATACTGCTAGTGATACAACTGAAACCGCTGAAGTAATAGCACCTGAAAAGAGTGTTCTTGACACGCCAAATGTAATTGAACTTAAAGATGAAGATGTACTATCATATTTAGGGAAAAAATTTAATAAGCAAATCGCATCATTTGATGAACTTGTTAAAGAAAAAGAGATATTGCCAGAAGACGTATCTGCATTTTTAAAGTACAAAAAAGAAACAGGCAGAGGGATTGATGATTTTGTTAAATTAAATCGCGATTTCAACAAGGTAGATGGAGACTCTTTAATAAAAGAGTACTTTACTTTAAAAGAAGAGGGGCTGGAGCCTGAGGATATTGAATTAATGATGAATGAATTTAGTTTCGATGAGGATATTGATACAGATGAAGAAATAAATAAAAAGAAACTAGAAAGAAAAAAGACCTTAAATAAGGCAAAGAAATTCTTTAACGAACAAAAGGAACAATACAAGTTGCCGCTTGTGTCAAGTGAGGCATCTGTTCCTAATGAAGAAAAAGAAGAATTTGCATTATACAAACAATATATCCAAACCTCCAAAAACGAGCAGGAGGCCAACACGAAAAAAGCACAATGGTTTGACCAAAAGTCAAATGAGTTATTCAGCAATGAGTTCAAAGGTTTTGAGTTCAAAATTGATGATAACAAAACATTAAAGTTTTCGCCTGGTGATGCAGCAGAATTGAAATCACTTCAATCTACTCCATTAAACTTTATTAATAAGTTTATGGACGAGAGCGGGCTGATTAAAGATGCGGCAGGTTATCACCGAGGGTTATCAATGGCAATGAATCCTGAAAAGTATGCTAAGTTCTTTTACGAACAAGGTATATCGGATGCAACAGAAGGAACTATGGCAAATATTAAAAACATTAATATGGGCGAAAGAAAAGTTCCTCAGAACATTTCTCAAAGTGGAGTTAAGGTAAGGGAGGTAAACCAAGAGTCCGGGAACGGATTGAAAATTAAAAGTATTAGAAAAGTTTAACCAAATTAATTAAAAAAAAATGAGTGTATTAGCAACCCCAGGGTACCAATTACAGCCAAGTGCTGAACAGGTAGCCCTTTCAACAAATTATATTACCAATTTCGACTTTTTGAATCAGTACCTACCTGATACATACGAGAAGGAATTTGAACGTTATGGTAATCGTACAGTAGGAGGATTTTTAAGAATGGTTGGAGCCGAAATGCCATCTAACTCTGACATGATAAAATGGGCAGAACAAGGACGTTTGCATACCAAGTATACAAACTGTTCTACAAGTGGAGCAATTAATGCGGATTCGGCTACTATCACAGTAAGCGATACAGGTGTTACAGCAATTGCAATTCGCGCAGGACAAACCGTTTATATATCCAAAAACTCAACTGGTGAAGCAAACAAAGGTATTGTAACGTCAGTAGACACTACTTATAATACATTTACAGTTGCTTACTACGAAGCTGGCGGACAAACATTTGCCGTGTCTTCAACTGTTACAGTTTGGGTATACGGTTCTGAATTTAAAAAAGGGACCGAAGGAATGATTGGTTCTTTAGAGGCTGAAGATGAGTTTTTTGAAAATTCACCAATTATCCTTAAAGATAAATATGCTGTGAATGGTTCAGATATGGCTCAAATTGGATGGGTAGAAATAACTACTGAAAACGGAGCTACAGGTTTCCTTTGGTATATGAAATCAGAACACGAAACACGTTTACGCTTTGATGATTATCTTGAAACATCAATGATTGAAGCTGTTCCTGCTGAAACTGGTTCAGGTGCTGCAAACGCATCTTTAAATCCTACTTACGGTAACAAAGGTTCTGAAGGTATGTTTTATGTTATCAATGACAGAGGAAACGTTTGGGGTGCGGGTAATCCAACCACAATGGCTGATATTGATACTATCCTTTCTCGTATGGACAAACAAGGAAGTATCCAAGAGAACGTACTGTTCTTAAATCGTGCATTCTCTTTGGATGTTGATGATATGCTTGCAGCACAAAATAGCTATGGTGCAGGTGGAACATCTTACGGATTGTTTAACAATGACAAGCAAATGTCTCTTGACCTTGGATTTACAGGTTTCCGTAGAGGTTCTTATGACTTCTACAAGCAAGACTGGAAATACCTAAACGACCCTACAATGCGTGGTGGTTTGTTTGCGGGTGGAGCAGCAGGTGTTGTTGGTACAGTAAATGGAGTTATGGTACCTGCGGGTTCTACAACTGTTTACGATCAAGTATTGGGTAAAAATGCAAAACGTCCGTTCTTACACGTTCGTTACCGTGCATCTCAAACCGAAAATCGTAAGTACAAAACTTGGATAACAGGTTCAGCAGGTGGTGCAGCAACTAGTGATTTAGACGCAATGGAAGTTAATTTCCTTTCAGAACGTTGCTTATGTACTTTAGGTGCAAACAACTTTATGTTATTCCGTTACGGATTGTAACAAATTTTTTATAATAGCAGGGGTGAAAATCCCCTGCTTTTTTTAACTTTAATTTAATTAAATATGTCAACAGTAACACACACAGGTCCTAAGGACAAAAGCTATAGGCTTAAAAGTAAAACCGCTCCAAAATCTTTTATATTGGCAGCAAGAAACACTAAGAGTTTTTCATTATTGTATTTTGATGAAAAAAAGAACATTAATCGCCCAT